AAGAAGCCGAAGAAGAATAAAACGGGACTTGCTTTTTGTCGCGTATATCTACATGATGCGTAAAGGTAAAATCAACAACCCTTTGAGGCTTCAATACATCTTTATAAAATTTCATGTTAGAAAAGGTATTATGGATGATACCTGAATCAGTGCTATTATTAAAGATTGCAACAATTGCATCATTAATGTTTTTAATACCCAAATAACACGCAAGAATAGAATATTCATATTCAAATTTGTACGTGTAAACATCATTTGCCAAGAATAAATAATTATCCTTTTGAATATTTTGTTTGAGAACACCTTTTGCAACATCGTAGAACATTTTAGCGGTTTTACATTCTCCAATAATACGATAATGTTGTACGATCTTATGAATATTTTCAAGACGAATCGGGTTAAGATTGAACGCCTTTAGCCAATAAATGATGGCATCAGGCATTTTCCCCTGGGCTTCATAAATATTACCAATGTTATATAAACTATACCAAATTTCTTGCTCCCAATCACCAAGTGCAATTCGTTTATGATAATACTCAATCGCCTTCTCAAACTGACCGCTATCCTTGTAGCTATTTGCTAGATAAAAATGGTAGCGCACATTGCCAGGCTCTTCTTTCAAGCCCTCTAACAAAAGTCTGATATCACGCTCAAACTTGTCGCTCTTGGATCCGCCGTCGCCAATATCACGAATAAACAATTCATCACGACCAATATTAATATTGTGATTACCTGGAGGCGTAGAGATGTATTCATGGGTTACTCCCGTATACTTATACAACCCGTTATTTCGCACGATTCGCATGTTTTGATAATAAAAACTATCATTTCCTTGCAACAAACAAAATGAATCTGCTTGCGCCAATCTACGCTTATCAAATTTGTTAATTTCAAAAATCATATCTGCGTCTAATAGGAGTGCATAATCAGACATTCCACTGCATGCTTGTAAGGCAAACGATCTGTTATATGCAAAATTTTTGAATGGTTCGGACACAACTTTGCCAGGGATATTTTTCTGTGAAAAAAATGTATTGATAAGTTCAATCGTATCGTCAGTGGACCCAGTATCGCAAATACAATAACAATCAATGATTGAAGAAACCGACTCCATCAATCTGCGAATAATTTTACTCTCATTCTTCACTATCATATTCAAACAAAGTGTTGGACGTGGTGCATCAATCTCTTCAATTTCTAGGCGCATAGTATATCTAAATGGTAGATATTCTTAAATCAGTTTAAACTAATTTCATTTATGTAAATAAATTATATACATTTGAAGATAATTACTAAATATCGTAAAATTCTTTTCATAGTATATAATAACATGGCAAACACCCGATTTAATTATGACCCCTGTAGAACTATTAAACACTTACAACAATCTACGGACCCCGGGCGATATATGCTTAACGTACCTGGCAATGGAGACAAACCATGTTATATTGAAGATCCTCAAATTATTATTCAAAAGTGGGGTGCAAATTTGCGAACAAATTGTATCAATTTAGAAAGTGAATTGATGGGTATTAATCGTAGATATATTGGGAGAGATTGTTTAGGAAAGGATGAATATACACAATATGTTGTGCCTAGTAAGCCGATTGAATATCCTACGTGCAATAATTTATTCACGGAGCAGTCTCGTGCAATTATGCCTGCTTGGACTGCCCGAGATTTAGAACAAGTTGACTGGTATATACTTCCGTTGAATCCTCAAGAGAATACATGTATGCCGTTTATAAATAATTTAAGCACGCGGATTTTAGAAAAGGATTATTTTAATCGGTGCACTTAATGTATAATAGATGTTAAGGTGTCAGCCTATCTGTGTTGTATTATTTTTATAAAGTATTATAAAAATATTAATAGATTTGCAAAAGTTGCAGAATTGTGTGTTTTTTACAATTAATAATATATTCTATGATATATATAATAATGGAATTAGCGTTACCTTTTATTGCATTAAGTGGCTTATATGTTATATCAAATCAAAATAATGAAAAGCCAGACAAAAAAAAGATTATCAAGAAATTACAACCTGAAAGTTTTACGAATATGGGAATAAGAAGTAATCTGGGTGTTAAAACCGATAATTATATTCCAAACATGGATATTCCTCCTCAGAATTATCCGGTCACAAACAATAAACAACTTGCAGATACTATTGGCTTGTATCCTAACCCAAATGCAAGCACTGACAAGTATTTTGACCAAAACTATTATGAGAAACAAGAGAATGCTGGAGTTAAGGTTGGAAATATGCCGCAGCAAATATTTTCTCTCTCAGGTGATTATTTAGATAGTGCTTCTTTTAAGCATAATAATATGGTGCCTTTTAATGGTGGAAAAATCAAGGGCTACACATATGACATGAATATTGCCGAAACAGTTTTAGATAATATGGCTGGAACAGGAAGTCAAGTGATCAAGAAGATAGAGCAAGCCCCCTTGTTCAAGCCCGAGGCAAATATGAACTGGGCCTATGGAGCCCCCAATCAGAGCGATTTTTATCAATCGCGTGTGAATCCTGGGTCAAGAAATAACAACGTAAAGCCGTTTGAGACTGAAAATGTCGGCCCTGGTTTGAATCACGGATTTTCTCCAAGTGGTAGCGGTGGGTTTAACTCAGGAATGGAGGCGCGCGACAAGTGGCTACCCAAAACAGTAGACGAATTAAGAACTACGACAAACCCCAAGCTTGAATACAACTTGAATAATTTAGAAGGTCCGTCTTATGCAACAGTTAAAAATGTAGGTATCATTGGACGTGTTGAAAAACATACACCTGATACATTTTTTGTAAATAGTCAAGACAGATGGCTTACCACAACTGGTTCAGAAAAGGGTGAAATGTTGCGCTCGGAACAAGAGATGGGTATCATCCGAAGAAACAACGTCGAAGTTGATTATACTGGCCCGGCTAGTGCGGTTGAGGTTGGAGTGGGCCGAGCACCAACCGCATTTGAGGAGAGCAAAAGACAAAAATCTGGAACAATGGAACCCTCTATTTGTAGCGCAGTTGGTCGTGCACCTGGTCTAGACGGCGACAAACGTATCGGGTCTTTCAAGAATTATAATAATAATAGAACCACCTCACGACCTGTTGACACTATGCGCTCTGGATTTAGCGGAGCGATTGGTGCAGTTATTGCGCCGTTTATGGACGTATTGAGGCCATCGCGCAAAGAAGAGGTTTGTTCGAATGTTCGCATATATGGTAATGAGGTTAGTTCAACTGTGCCAATGGGATATTTTAACAATCCGAATGATATTACTCCTACTACTATGAAGGAGACCACCATGTATTCACCGCAATTTAATATTAACAACCAATCCTCTCAACAATATGTTGATACACATACCCCACTTGAATTCACACAACGTGATTCTACCAACTATTCTACGTATGGCAATGTTGGAAATAATGCCGAAGCCGCGATGGACTATTCTGCTGCATACAGACAACACAACAATGATATCAAGTCGCAGACCATTGGAAACAGGGCAAATATGGGTGGCACACAGATTTTCAATCAGACTATGAATGTATCTTTGCCTAGACAGGATACGAATTGCATGGATAATCGCCCTTTTGCACCCAACTCCATCGTACCCTTACCTCCAGCAAAAGAGAATTACGGCCATATTGGAACTCCACAACAATTAAATACGGCAATTGAGATGCAAAGAAACACTCCTGATATTTTGAACGCTTTCCGCTCCAACCCATATACTCATAGCCTAACAACCTCTGTATAAATACATCCAAGAGAGAAGTTAGGCCCAGATCTATTCGCAATATATTTCTAATAACCATGTTAGAAATATACGTTGTTATATTGTATTAAATATACATCATCATATTAGTATACCATGAATTCAGCATTGAATATACATGCGGAGATTAAAAAAAAATTATTATATTTTCATTCTATGCACAAAATACCCAATATTATATTCCATGGCCCATCTGGAAGCGGAAAACGAACCATAGTACATGAGTTTATTAATACCATTTATGAAAACGACCACGAACGTATCAAATCATTTGTAAGATATGTAAATTGTGCGCACGGCAAGGGTATAAAATTTATTCGCGAAGAGTTGAAGTTTTTTGCAAAGACGCATATTCAATCAAATGGTGGAGATATTTTTAAAAGCATCGTTTTATTAAATGCAGATAAATTGACAATGGACGCACAATCAGCCTTACGTAGATGCATTGAGTTGTTTAACCACACGACGCGATTTTTTATTATAGTTGAGGATAAATACAAGTTACTTAAACCCATCTTATCAAGATTCTGCGAAATATATGTATACGAACCTGAGTATAACGACCGAATGATAAATTTATATCAATATAATTTGAACGAGACGTTTAATTTAAAATCATACAAAACCCGACGCGTTGATTGGCTTAAAAAGGAGCTGATAAAACCAATCCAGAGTGATATTGATGTTATTCAGCTGACTCTTAAATTATATGAAAAAGGGTATAGCGGTTTAGATGTACTTGCTCTTTTGGAATCCAATTATTTCGCGCATATCGAACAAGTAAAATTATATGAGTTTTTAATGGTGTTTAACAAGGTAAGAAGAGATATCAAAAACGAAAAAAATTTGATATATTTCATGTTGCATTTTATATTTTTGGATGTAGAAGCTTCTTTAGACAATATTTCATTCATGTAACAATTATTGAATTTGAGATTTTGGGGTGCGAATTTATTTTAATGAGTTAAAATTGCTTTTAAAATAAATTATTAAACTACATATACCATGGATGATTTTAACGTAAGTGCTTTACATGAATCTAAAAACGAGTGGGGTGCCAGATTATTAACTATATTAACCCCACTAATCGTGGAAGGATTTAAATCCATCTTTGAGGAATCTCTCAACTTGTGTAGAGCAAACAATGAAATGGATAAATATTTAATGACGTTTCAGAATTTTATCAGTCGTATTCCAAAATGGAATCCCGCAATTATTGAAAATGAGAAAAAGCGCATTTGTGATAAAAGCGGTTGCACTTATTTAGACGACTTGATTACTTGTGTTCATATCATACAATTAAAACTTTTGACAGCCGTACGTGCAGGTACAAAGCAGAAGAAGGTTGACATACAAATTCCGAAATTTGAAGACTTTATTCATAAAGTTTATATACACGTCGCAAGAAAGATTTACAAGAATGTCTATTTATTTGAGGCGAATCTCCCACCACTTCAAACACAAAAGAATCACAGAGAATTGGAAGTAATCATACAAGAGTGTATCTTGAACGCTGTTAGAGAGAGTATTCCGATTGACATGATTTTGCGTGCATATTTGGATGAAACTACTGAAGATGATGTCATTGAAGAAATCAAAGAAACGCCCATGCCGGATGAGAATTTGGCTCAAGGTATTAGCTCTGCTCCTATAATGCAGCAGCCCTCACCCACAGCGACATCAATGGAATCGTCTGCAACTATGTCATCCAAATTAAGCTTTAATAATGTGGACATGGCGATTGATACAAATAACAAGGAAGAACAAATCAGTGCTCCAAAGGATATTGCTAGGCTAGAAGAACTCAGTAGCATACGCAACGAACAGCGAAAGTTGGAGACTGACGACGACGATGACTCTGATAGTTCAGGCGGTAAAATACAAATATTTAACGAAAATGTAAGCTTGGGTCAGTTGGACGTCCATGATATTGAACCACAACGTCTTGAAATTATTCCTGATTTGTTAATTGATGATATTGAAGTTTTAGGTTAAATATGCGTAAAATTGTTATGAAACATTGTCCATGTAAAATATACATGGACAATATATATATTATCTCGGGTATTATAGCATTCGTATTTTTTTTAGGAAAGTTTGTTGAGATGCGATTTATAGAGAGAGAGAGCAAGCCTCTAAAAATGATCGTAAAGGATACATTATTGGTATATGTTTGCACCATCATTGCTTTTATCATATTAGAACAATTAAAACCCATTATACAAGAATCGGCTGGAGGCGCCCCGATTACTCAAATTGCATTCACAGACAATCCGACATTTTAAGCATAGCTATCGTCCAGTCCAAACTTTAACTAATGGCTTACGTATGCGTTTGTATTGAGCGCAATACATTTCAAAAGAATATCCCCATGATTGATTCTCAAAAATAGTACCCAAGAGAGACGGGCGTTTATATAACTTCGGGACTTCTGCGTGAAATATAACACCCATTACACGCTCCAAGGAACATCTGTCGGCCCGAGTTAAAACACCTTTTAATAAATTGAAAAGATTATACTTTTTTTGGATCATAGAGAGAAAATCATAATTAATGTAGCTTTGAACTCCAAAACATCCATGCCAAATATCAGCTTGTTTATACGTTAACATATTTATCGTCTCTGGTGAGACCTTGAATTGAATGGCCTCTGAGTTATCAAGATACCTGGCAAGTCGTAAACAATTTTCCATATTTTCATTCATGTCAAAATGCCATATGGGAAGAACCTTCACTTTGCTTAATTTTTCAAAATGAATTCGTTTGTGGAAAAACACGCTGTCGTGCAAAATAATAGCATTGTCAAAATATTTATTTTTATGGAAATAGTAATATGGCAACAATTCTCCTCTGCCAGGATATTCAGATTTCACAAATTGAATATTTTTGTACTCGTAATCCGCCTTTACAAACGCTTGATTGCTATTGTCGTCAATAATGACTATTTTTCTAAATGGATAAAATCGTCGTATACTTCTTACCGCATGGTTCCAATATTTATTGGTTTTCTCGGAATTAACGTGTCTAGTAATAATAAATCCATACGACGACATGAAAGAATCTTATAATTATACAAGATAAATATTTTGGCTATGTCCAATAAAGTATAATAAAATTTTTACAAATATTTTTATTATACATCAATAATTATTATTATTTACACATATGACGATTTATGCATACGACGGGTAATCATCAATATTAATCACCTTTTCATTTCCAGGTATTTGTTTCTTGGGAAATATAAATGCATTAAACTCCTTGCGCTCCAATTGGGCTTGAGGCGTATGTTTATGCACGCATCGCGCAATCATTTTGTATAACTTGAAATCGGGATATCTATCCGCCCCATTATTCTTGTACAAGACATTCAATCCATTATCATCCAAGCACCACTCTACGATGATTCTTGTTATAGTATCACACTTACTTAAATCCTTGATGCTATCCATATCATCGACCAAATAATCAAACATGGAACAAGCTAATCTACATAAATCAAAACTATAATTCGGCTCCAATCGCGGTTTTTTATCATTAAAGTAAGGCTCAATATTGTATTGGGTCGCAGCATCGCCACCAAAACTAAAGCTGTCGCTACATAAAATCTTTCCATCATACTTATAAATACCTCGCCCAAAATCAATGATTTTGAATATTTTACCAAACGTCGGTACACGATAATACTTGTTCTTAAAACAATAATATATATATTTCTTATCAGTTGGCACATACATTACATTATTCGTATGTAAATCATTGTGCGTAAAGGCAAATACCTTTTGATAAGTAATTAACGTCATGATAATTTGCATCAATGCAGACATCCAATGAATTTCGTCCATGTCCGTCTTCAACATGAGATTATCCAGCGTATCTTGGCATTGTTCCATGCAAATAACTTGCACTGGATATTTTGGAAATGTTACATTTATACATTCATCCTCACTGGCATCATCATCATCATCATGATCCTCGCTGTTTTCGTCGGTCCATTCTTCTGTGGAGTTATCGTCGCCGCAACTATCCGAGTCTCTAGTATGACTTGTTCTAGAAGAGCACGAGCTCTCTGAATCCATGGACTCGGAATTATGGGAACTGAGTGTATTAAGTGCAAATGTTTCCATACTGAGTTCTTTCAGATTATCCGTTGTTAATGCAGATACACTATCATCCGTTTGAGAAGTGTCAAATACTTCATTAAATAGTATATCTTCTATCGGATCAATTGAAAAACTACAATCCTTTCCGGTTGCATCAATTTTAATAGCTGGGAGGTTCTTCTTACTTGTGTCATCATCAAAGAGAGAACTATAATCTTCAATCTGAAATAACTGGTTTTTATTCTTGTTGAAAAAATCCGACTTTATCAAATAATCCAAGTCATCAAACACATTTAGTTTAAAGTTTTTCTTAATGGACAAGAATGAACCATAAAACTCTATGCCATGTATAAATCCATGCTTAGACAACAATTGACTTGTTAGATGAGAAAACAAGCTGTCAACATAGGCCGAATTATTCACATCTAATAGTTTTGAATTGACTGAAGAAGCCGTAGAATCTATGGAAGGCAAATTCATCAATGAGCTGTCTGCCACATCATATTTACCTATCAAATACCTTATTGGATCTAATAAAGGAGCCATCTTACAAAACACATTTTTGGGTTTTATTTTTAGCTGCTCGTCGGCGGAATTCTTCAGCGAACACTTGTATAGATTTTGATTTCCCTCAATATTGTTAACAACATTGGTAATATACAATGTATGATTTAAATTGACGCTATTGAAATTGGTTTCATTTAATGTCATTAGTTTAGTATAAATTGGAATATAGTTTTGGGTCTGGTCTAAATCAAATCTTTCTAAAGATTTGAATAATTCAGTGTTTTTACGCTTCTTATAGTTGACTATATCGTTCATATACTTCGCATTTAGAAAATGTGGAAGGGATTCAACGCAAATAGAATCTAATGTGTTGTCGCTTAAGTGATTGCGTAGAATCCCGACGACTTTTTCTAAAATGAATTATATATACAGAAGATATGACATTAGAATTAAAAAGATTTGACATGAAAAGTATAAGTTTTAAACCAAATGAAAGCAAGGGTCCCGTCGTGGTGCTTATCGGACGTCGTGATACAGGTAAGAGTTTCTTAGTTCGTGATTTGTTATTTTATCACCAAGACATACCTATCGGCACAGTAATTTCAGGAACAGAAGAAGGCAACGGGTTTTATAGTAAAATGGTTCCAAAACTATTTATTCACAATGAATATAACACTGCAATAGTTGAGAATATCCTAAAGCGTCAGCGGTCTGTTCTAAAACAAATCAAAAAGGAGGTTGAAACGTTTAAGCGTAGCACGATAGACCCACGCACATTTGTCATCTTGGATGATTGTTTATATGATAATACTTGGTCTCGCGACAAGATGATGCGCTTGTTGTTTATGAATGGTCGTCATTGGAAAGTCATGTTAATAATTACTATGCAATATCCGTTGGGTATTCCGCCAGCACTTCGTACAAATATTGATTATGTCTTTATTTTGCGTGAGCCGTATATTGCAAACCGCAAACGTATTTTTGAAAACTATGCGGGTATGTTCCCCACATTTGAATCATTTTGTCAGGTAATGGACCAATGCACTGAAAATTACGAGTGTTTAGTAATCAACAACAATGCAAAATCCAATAAACTACAAGATCAGGTTTTTTGGTACAAGGCAGATTCGCATAATGATTTTAAGTTAGGGTCCAAAGAGTTTTGGGAGCTTTCAAAGGACATGCACTCTGACGATGAGGAGGAAAAGTACGATCCTGGCAGTAGTAAGAAAAAGGGTGCCGGACCAAAAATAAGTGTGAAAAAAACAAAATGGTAATGACCTTTGGCTGAATACATTTATTTTCTGTTAATATAGCAAAATGAATAAATATATTGTTGAATTTCTTGGAACATTTTTGCTTTCAGTTGTAGTTTTTTCTACTAGCAATTATTTAGCACATGGTGCAGCACTTGCAATTGCCGTTATGTTAGGCGGAGCTATATCTGGTGGAATATTCAATCCAGCCATTGCTACTAGCATGATGGTAGCCAATAAAATAACACAAATGGATTATATATTATATATCATAGTAGAAGTACTTGGGGCTTTAGCAGGATTTATATTAGTGAAAAAGATATGGTAAATTAGTTAAAATCGTATATTTTAAGTAATTTAATTTATAAATATGGCAGCAGATGATTTGCACGAAGGACTTGTTGACAACAAACTTGTAGAAAAAACCATTTTATTTTCAGTGGGCCATAGATGTACTTCTGCTTCTCTCATCAAGGAGATGAGACACAAGTTTGAAACCTATCCATTTGACTGGGTTGTATCAAAATTGGACGTATTGGTTCATTGTATTGAGACCGACTTTGTAGAGTATTTGCGTGTAGAGAATTATGTAGAGAAACAAAGCGAGACCTTTAATTTGTGCGACGATGTTAAGACACACGTTTGCAATGAAAACATTGTTTATAATAAATACTATGAAAATGAGTATATCTCCGAGAGCCCAGAAAATAAAATTGGAACGTATGGAATGAAACTCGCCATGTCCCACCATGATATCCGACAGGAAAAGGATTATCAATATTTTCAACGATGTATTGAACGATTCAAAAAGATACTTGCGTTGCCTCAACAAAAGTTTTATTTGTACGTGGATCCGATTATGGGAATGGCTGAATATGAATTAAACGTAGGATACGGGGGGCTACTTACATATTTTAACGCCTTTTCTGATTATTTAAAAACCAGAACCAATAATGCAGTCGGAATATTCTTTGTTGTAGTTAAGAATGAAGAGAGAAAAGGCCAGGTAGACGTCTTGTTTGAAACTGAGGATATTATTGTGCAGACAATATTTACTAACCAAAACTTGATTGATGGCGGGGGAGTGTATAGTGGCGATTTTTACACAGAGCAATACAAGATGTTAACTACGATTGAGGCTATCATTGCAAAGAGAAAAGAAGCATTTAAAAATAAACCTGCAACTTTAAATGAGTTGGAAATGTCTTAATCTATCTTCTACGATTCGTTCTTCTGCGGTTCTTTCTAGTTCTATTTTTCCTGCGTAGTTTGGTTTGACGTGTTTTGTATTTTCTTCCACCGGATTTCCTACTAGGCGCAAACCATCCATCCGTAAGACCCCATGCTGTTACGGGGTCTACCCTCTTATTGAATACTTCTTGTAGTGCTTGTTGTCTAAGTGGGGCTACGAGGCGGTCTTCTGCGGTTTGAAAAAATCTATAATAATAGTTATGCGTTGGATTAGTATCGAACGGGATAGTTATATTCAGCCCTGACCTAAAAGTATCGGTGCCAGGAGCTACTATTGTAAACTCCATAAAAATATCCCCACCACCCCAACGTTTCTTAAACCTAACTAAACTTTGGTCCATAAGCTGATGTTGCGCACCAGGATTGGGTCTCACATATTGTTCCATTCTGTATACTTTTCCTATTTCTAATTGGTCTGTTCTTAATTCACCTTCTCGTATTTGTCCCACCGCAGCCATTATATATATATATATATATAAATATTAAATTGGAGCGCTAGCTCAAAGGAATTGGAAATGTCTTAATCATCTACGACGCGTTCTTCTGCGATTCTTTCTAGTTCTATTTTTCCTGCGTAGTTTGGTTTGACGGGTTTTGTATTTTCTTCCACCTTTCCTAGTGTTGGTTGCAAACCATCCATCCGAAAGAAAATGTGCTTCTGCCTGCGGAAGTCTACCCGCGAATACTTGTTGTAGTGCTTGTTGTTTCGTTCGTTTTTCTACAATATCTGCTGCTGTTTGAAAAAATCTATAATACATGGCATGTGTTGGATTAGTATCCATCCCGATATCTATATTGTATTCTCCATTCGGCAAATCCTCTTCACTCGCAAGCCTTCTACGTGTACCATAATGTACTATTGTAAATTCCATAGTTGGAACCGGCTCCTCAATAAATCGTGTCGATCTTCCATAAATTCTCTTAAACCTAGCCAAAGATACGACCACAGGTGTATTTGTATTCCGGAGATAAGATTCTACTCTATATACCTTTCCTATTTCTAGTTGGTCAGGTCTTAATTCACCTTCTCGCATTTGTCCCACCGCAGCCATTATAATATATATAAATATAATATATATTATTTCATTTATTTGGTATTAAATTATCAGTACGTTAATCCTTCTTCTTGGACGCAAATGGGCCACTAAGTAGCTGACTTTGTCCGTTATCGGACTTGCCAACAATAATATTTTCACCCTCAAACAACTCGCTGCGAATATCCGCAACTGAAATCTCGCCACCCTTACCCGCAAGCGTCTTCTCTTGGGTATTTGCCAATCCAACGCCAATGAGATTTCCTGCATCATCAATCGTTTGCGTCAAAGTGTTGCCGCTCTTCTCTGCGTTTTTAATGTTGTCCTCGATGGCCTTCTTCTTTGTCTCCTTGACACGTTGCTCAAAGGCATTCTTGGCGTTCTCTTCGCTCTTGCTCTTTTCGCTCATCAACTTGTTCAACTCCTCCTCCATGTATTCCACGCGACCAGTCTTGTAGGCCTCAGGCTCCCAAGGCATCCACAATCCTACGGGGCCAACGTAAACATCGTGATGAGGGTCAATCTCGCGCAACATTTTGCATCTTAGCTCTGCCTCCTCGACAGAAGGATAGGAACCGCGGATTTTAATACCTCTAGTATGAGTCTGGAAATTGTGTGCGATGCTGAAGGACTTCTCCAAATCCTCCTCGTTCTTATCCACAAACGTCTTGTAATCATCCGCAAGGCTGGTAGCAGTAATAGTATCCTTCTCTTCTGTGATGAAATCTTGAAAATCCTTCATAACATCGTCAAATGTCAGCTTATACTTGAATGACGCAAAATTCAAAAACTGGACGAACTTCTCCATGGACTTGTTCAAATCCCACTTCTTTAGGAACTCTTCAAAAAAGAAAATTTCCTTTTGCTTGAGGATTTTTTCGGGCGAAACAAATGAAACACAAACAAATTTTTGTCCGGCCAATGGCTTGTCCTCCTCTAGCAAGTCAATATATTTAGGGTTTGGCTTGCCGTTGGATTGCAGTTTTCTTTCGAATTTAGATTGACTCATTATAATCTATGTAAGATGCATAATTTTAAGTGATTTAATTATTATATATATTTATTTGTTTTTTTCTATCTATTTAGTATAATGAATCGCGTTTTCGACATTAACGAGTTGGTAAAGAGGATTATAAAATACCTTGTGGAAGGTTTAATGGTCGCCTTGGCGGCGTATGCCATCCCCAAGAGGTCCTTGAATTTAGAAGAGATTGGTATGATTGCGTTAACCGCAGCCGCCACTTTTAGCATCCTAGATACGTATGTTCCTGTTATTGGTGTGACTGCTCGCTCTGGTGCCGGGTTTGGTATTGGTGCCAACTTGGTTGGTTTCCCTGGAGGCCTATAAGTGCGTATGACTACCAGAAAACATACTTTCAGCAAATAAATATAATACGTTATATTATATTTATAAGAACAACAAATGAAAACACGAAAGTATAAACAACGCGGTGGTTCAATTGATCCATATACTGCAGACGAGATAAACCAGCTACAAGGTGTTGGATTCACAGACGACCAAATTAGATATTTGAATGATATAAAAATAAACTATGGTCTTGAGAGCCTAAATGCTGTTGGAATAATATATATAATTGGTGAAAATAATGATGGTATGACTCCAACCGCATATACAGCATCATATGAGGATGATTATCCTTTTTTCGGAGATACAGATAATGAGGAAGAGACCGATGACGAGGGTGAAGGAGGAAACCAACTTGGCGGAAACAAAAAAACTCGTCGTAAAAGAAGATCAAGATATTCAATCAAGAGAGAAACAAGACGACGACGCAGATCCATTAAGCGAAAACAGGCCGTGCGTAAAAAAACACGTAAGAGTCGTCGCCGTCGGCGTTGAGATGAGGACAATGTGGTTAACAGAATAATCTTTTTCCAGACGCTCCCTCGTTAAAATATTTCTTATAATTCTTGATGACTTCTTCCACGCTTTTATCTCCGGCTTTTCTGGATAGTGCAACATAAGCCCCAAAACTCGGCCCACTATCTAAAATCGCTACAACATTACCATCTGTTTCGGCCTTTACCTGTTCTTCTCTAAGATTTTTTTTAACTATTTTATGACTATTGTCCTTATAAATAAAAACACCATGCTTGGAATCCGCCAAATCTGACCAAAATTTATACAACTTTTTATTTTTGTTTCGGATAGCGTCGTCGTCTTGTATAGGTCCCATCACCTTGACCGCCTTGACTACCTTGGTATTCTTTTTACTTTTCGCGTTGCTTGCGACCTTTAACCATCGCTTTGTACCCGTTTTGGTTTGAACTATTTGCCACATATTCCCATCATTCCCGCGCTTCTTCACTCCAACACCAAATTTGGTTGCACTCGCTGAAGGCGATTTTCTTGTTTTATTTGCGGGAGCCATTAATATAGCGATAGAATAAATTAATTTTATATGATAATTAATTTATACAAATATCTAATTATTCAAGGATCGGATCTAAATGGTTGGAATGAATTCCCAGTCAAGTTCTAGGCAAATCTTCTTCCAAATATTATCTTGGTCGATTCTTTTCTCTCTATCTTTGAGCATGGGGAAGTGTTCAAGGTAATGTATCTCGCCCAACAACTCGCAAAGTTTGTATGCAGTGTAGTAGTAATTTAAAAAGTTGACGCGGTCATCGGGACAAAACTTGGAGTAAGGTGCCTGCAATTCCATGAACAAATTAAAAAGTGTCTCTTCGAATTCAGCGGACATAACAGGCGGTTTTATGCCAAGTTTGTCCTTGATAAATGGAATATGTTCGTAATATTTATTGTATCCCAATTTCTTCAAGATTTCCTTTGTTTTTATATTTGTAATCTGGTCAATCGTGGTCCGCTCCTTTTTCACTTGAAGTTTAATATTCTCAATAACCTCTGGCGGTATTTGAGTAGTCTCTTTTCCTTGAAACTGCGCGATGATTTCCTTGAAGTGATTAATTCTCTTGTATGCATAAAAACAAACCTCCTTGGGCGGCTCTTTATAAGAAGGTTTCTCATTTTCAATCAAGTAGGGAATGTGTCTTGAACATTTATTGCATATCAATACCCCGTCGTCTTCTAACGGAATCAATTCACCAACATGACAATATTGACATATATCACAAGCTTGCACATATTGATTAATGTCGATAAACGTGTCATCTATATTACTCAAATATTTTTGCACGATGTTATGAGTGTTCAAATTGTTCGCAGATGATGCAGGTTGTGTTTCATTATTAATTTTAAAAAAGTTATTTACCAATTTACTTTTAGAAGTAGGTATTATATCATCACCTTTAGAAATATTCTTCTTGTTTTCAAAGTAATCAAAAATATGTTTAGAATTTTCCAATAAATACTCCTTTTTTTTCAAATGGCAATTTTTAATAGTTTTGTTGATTTCCTTTAGGCGATCTTTTATATCCAATCGCTCTTCAAGGGATAAAGTAATATTTGGATCAGACGCCTTTTTTTGTAAATTATCACGCTCTAACTTTAATTCCGGAATTCTATCAACGTCGTCTTTAATAAATTCATTCAAATATTCACGATGTTTTCCATCCAAAGTAATAGCACTTCTTTTGTTTATCTTAATTTTTTTTGTTGTTTTAGGCTTAAATCCATTTGACATAGTTCTTTATAAAATATCATAATACTTTTTAATTTGTAATTTCAATATAACATTTATTTCTACAATAAAGGGGTGGATTAGACAATTGGTTTAATTACTATTTAACTTTTCTGTTTTTTTATAAAATGGATTTACATATAAATATAGAGGACAATAAGGACCACAAAATAGATATGGTTACTTTTCAAAAAATGTCCTTCATTTATAACGCCTTACAAGAAGGATGGTCGGTCACTAAGAAACAAGAGGCCTATGTATTTTCAAAGAACCACGAGGGCAAAAAGGAAATATTTTTAGATTCATATTTACAAAAATTTATGAAATCTAATATGGACATAAATAAGATACTTACCTCATAATTTGCATTTATATAACATTTTTATTGAATTTAATTAATTTGTATTAAATTAAATTCCAAAAAATTTTTTTCTTTAGCCATATTATAAAATGGGAGGCGGACTCATGCAACTAGTCGCTTACGGCGCACAAGACGTATACCTCACTGGTAATCCTCAGATCACTTTCTGGAAGGTAACTTACAGACGTTACACCAACTTTGCTATTGAATCTATAGAGCAAACTTTCAACGGACAAGCCGATTTCGGTCGTCGCGTCCAGTGCACGATCAGCCGTAATGGTGATCTTGCCTACCGCACCTACCTTCAGGTTACTCTTCCCGAGATCAACCAGTTGATGGGTGTTGGTACTTACTCCGCTGGCAACAACACTGGTGTTTATGCCCGTTGGTTGGATTTCCCCGGAGAGCAGCTCATCGCTCAGGTTGAGGTTGAGATTGGTGGCCAACGTATTGACCGCCAGTATGGTGATTGGATGCACATTTGGAACCAACTTACCATGACCTCTGAGCAGACTCGCGGATACTTCAAGATGATTGGTAACACCACCCAGCTTACCTTCATCACTGATCCCTCTTTCGCGGATGTTGATGGTCCTTGCGACTCCCAGGCTCCCCGCCAGGTGTGTGCCCCCCGCAATGCCCTTCCTGAGACCACCCTCTATGTTCCTCTTCAGTTCTGGTTTTGCACCAACCCCGGTCTTGCCCTCCCCTTGATC